AGCACAACAAAAAGATTTAGTATCCTTAAAGTACCGGAACTATTCCGTGATACAGACCCTGGGCGTTTACCAATTTGCTTAGGAGAAATTGCACGTACATGGGAGCCGAACAAAAAAGGATTATTAATTCACGGCTCAACACGTAAGGGCAAGACACGTGCAGCATGGTACATTGCACAACGTCTTAACATGAAAGACTCTGTTAAGCACAAATGCTTGTTCCTAACCATGTTTGAACTTGAAGCTAGATTGATAGCGTCTTGGGGTAAAGAGTCTTGGGATGCCGAAATGCGTCGTATGACCCAAATACCTTTATTGTATCTAGATGACATGGGTAAGGAAAAGATGACTGACCGTATGGCTAGCGTCTTATTTGCCCTTATTGACGAGCGTACAATGAGCCAAAAACCCACCATAATCACCACAAATTTGACCGGAGAGACGCTTTTGGGGCGTTTCCATGACAAAGAGGTGGGGGTAGCCCTAGTAGCCCGCCTTAAAGATAAGGACTTATTTGACGTTATTTCGGCCTCCGAAAATTTATAAAAGAAAATGCACTTTGTAGTTGCGGAACTACAAAATGTAGTTTCTATTCACTCTACGCAATTCAGCGTATACAAACCAAAAACAAAATGAGTAACCAAGAAATAAACCAACTGATTGCAGCGTTAATCGCAGCAATCTCAAAACACGAACAACAAGAAACCGAAAAAGACAATAAGCTTATTATTAAAGGGCTCGATGTCTCTCTCGAAGAATTGCAAAATCGTGGCGATGCACAAAAACAATTAATCAAACTTCACAACGCAATGGTTGATAAGATTGATGAACTTGAAGAACGTATCGCAGAATTAGAAGACCAAAACAACTAATTCATTTTATTGTCCACAGACTTGTTATGACGGTGACGCATAACTACCCCTTTCATGGGTTTTAGGGTCTGTGGGCAATATCCCTTTCCACACACATGAGCACAGAACAATACAACGGCTATTCCAACCACGAAACGTGGGTTATGGCTACACAGATTGCCAACAACAAGGCACTCCACGACAAGGTACAAGAATGCTATAACAATGGCTACAAGGCATATGGTACAATGCTTTGCGTACTGCGTGACTGGTCACGTACACTCCCCAAGGGTCAATTAGAAATTGATTTCCGTAACGACAATGTACGTGCTAAAGAAATCACAAAACTAATTGAATGTTTGTTTAGTCCTAACAAAATTAAACCTACAATGAAAAAGAAAAATGCCGTTAATTAAAACCAGACAACTTTGGATTAAGCTTGAAGAACCGGATATTAAATTGCTTACTAAATACGCTAGAGCAGAAGGCATTTCACGTGCCGCTTTAATGCGTATCATAATCATGAAATTCATTCGTCAAGATATTCGTAAATCCTTTTTCACCCAAACCAAATAACCAAAAAACATCATGGAAGAACAACCATACAACCAACAAGACCCAGCATTATGCAGTGCTTTAGTTAAAGCCATTGCAGAAACGCAAAACGTTATGGCGGACGCTCAAAATCCGTTTCATAAAAACTCCTATGCCACATTGGGAGCCCACCTTGACCAAATAAAACCAATATTTGCCAAGCACGGACTCGCAATTCTTCAATTCCCTATCGGAAGCGGAGATGTCATTGGAATTAACACAATCATCTTACACAAAGATGGTGGAGAGATTAACCGTGTGTGCACAATCCCTGCAACCGAGGGACTTAAAGCACAGGAAGCCGGTTCAATTTTCTCGTACTTAAGACGTTACGCTTTGGCCGCAGTGGCAGGCGTGGCTACAAATGACGATGACGGAGAAATTAACAGAGTGGTTCAAACCGCTAAGTTTATTCCTAACGAAAACTTCAAGCCAACACCAGCACCGGCACCAAAGCCAATCTCTAAACCTGTTGCTACAACCAATAGCAATCCAGACTTAGCAGAAGCTTTAGGTTTCATCGTGCCGTTCGGTAAGAACAAGGGTTTGACGCTTGGAGAACTCCAAGAGAAGTCACTTGATTGGTACATTAAAGAGTATCAGCCAAAACCTTACATGGGCAAAATCTCGGAGAAAGATACCGCATTTAGAAATGCGTTAGATTTAATCCGTGACTCACGCTCCGGTTCAGCACCAGAAGTACAAGAAGAGCCAGAAGATAACGTTCCGTTCTAAGTTGGACTTGTAGTTCAACGGATAGAACATCTGCCTTCTAAGCAGAGAATCTAGGTTCGATTCCTAGCAGGTTCACCACTAAGCCATCCGAAAGGGTGGCTTATTTTGTATCAGGGCTGGGAGAAATGAAAAACTCCCATTTAACCTTGCGGACCCCACGACACATACAAACCGCATCGCTGCGGCACGTATCACTCAATGGGCTTATCCGGTTGTGGCAAGGCGTCTTTGTATTGTTTGTGTGTGTGGAAACCCTGCCAAACCGCATAAAGGATGGCTGATGTGACCAGCAGGTAAATGAATGCCTTAAACCATACATTAGTAACTAGGTCGACTATCACAAAAGGTGCACAGCCGGCACCAGCAGCCAAAACAATCATAACAAAGCCAGCGTTTCTGCCTACGCCACCAATGAATGTGGACACCACAAGAAATAATGCACCTAGTGCCGCAAAAACAGTCATCATTGTGAAACATGCAGATTCTAAAGCTCCAATTTTAGCACTTTCGGCTGGTGTAAGGTCAAGTGCTTCAAAGTAATCGTAGTCGGGTATTGGCGGTAGGTCTGTTGTAGCCACACAACCGGATAGCATAATAGCCAAAAGTAATATTAGTTTATTCACCTTCTATCTTCTTTCTAAATTTGTTTAAAATCATTTCAAAAACCTCTGGTGCGATTGCACCGGATACTGAAAAGATAACAGCTTTGTAAATTCCGTCAATCGGCTGACCCCATAATGCAAAGTATGCCAGAACTCCAATAATAGAGCCGGCAATGGTTTTTCTAATCCAAACGCTTAATGGACTGTTTCTGTCGGTCAGAAGCATACGTGCTATTACACCGGCACCACCAAGCAAAGCTACAAGCCAACCCCCTTTGCGGAAGTCTTCCATGCTTTGTACGATGTTACTTAAATCATCTGTTGGTGGTTTCATCGTCATTGTTTCTTTGCATTGGTCTGGTGTTAAGTCTGTTTGTTAGCCACTTGTAATCGCTCATGGCCCTTTTAGTTTTAATATTAGGGTTTTTAAAATCTCCAACCGACATTAAAGGAATGCCTTCAATAATCTTTTTACGCATTTCAAATTTGTGTGCTTCTGTTGGGAACTTTGGTTTTACGATAAACGATGGAGCAATAAATCCAGTTGATTGCACAATGGCAGCTGCAATTTCTGTTGAACTAGAACGTTTAGTAACGCCCATTGCATAAAGCGTAGCTGCCATATCCGGTTTAAGGTCTGTATCAGCACTGTTTCTTTCTCTGCTTCCGGGATTGTTTGTTAGTCTTCCTGTTACTGCTGGGCCATAAAACCCTTCACGTCTGCTGTGGCTCTGTTCGCTGTCTGCCATATCTATGTCTGCAGTTCCTGTTGCTTGTCCTTCTGGAGTAATTTGCGGATTACGTTGTATGGATGTTTCTGTTTGACGATACAAGTCTGCAGTCAAAACGGTTTGTCCAAGGTTTTGAACCATTCTATTGTATGTACTTGAAATTGGGTCTGCACCGGGCTCGCTTAAAAGAGCGTCAAGCGATGAACCCATGCCGAGATTTTTTCCTGTTGTTATGTCCTTATTATTAAACAGGTGTGAATTTACAAAGTACATTCCAGCTGGTTTAAACGTGCCAAGCCAGCTACTAACTACAGGAACGGCACCTTCGTATTTAGATAATTGTGCAACCCTTTCTTTAATCATAGCCGGGTCTGTTAAATCACCAACAAGTAATTTTCCTGTTTTAGGGTCTAAAATGTTAAACACACCATTAGAATGCTCAACAACAGGTCTTGTATAAAGGTCATGCTTCATGCGGTTTCTTGCCGCAACACTTTGTCCGGCTAAACTAATATCTGCTGACCAGCTAGGTAATCCATAGTTTGCAGCATATCCATTGGCTCTTCCATACGGAACATTTACAACCAAAGAAACGGCACCTTTATGTATTTTTGAAACTCTTGCGACTTCTGCCATAGACAGGTTGTCATGAATTTCGGTTTCAATATTTCGCTCGGTTTTAGAACGTAATAAAATTGTTCTAATAATTTCAAACCCAGCTCTCTTAGTTGCAAGGTGACTATCGTTATTAAAAATTAGGAAACTGCTTAATATTGGTTCAACGGCTGCTTCATAATGTGTTTGTAAATCTGCTTCTATGCCGTTGTGCGTAAATTTACCATTATGTATATCGTTATCCCTTAACTCGCCACGCATCATTCTTCCAAAAAAATCTCCGTGGTTCATGTTTTTCTGTGCCTCACTAATAATATATGTGGCAACTACTTCGTTCATTGAAGCACGACTGCCCACAAATCCACCTCGTCCGGGTCCAACGTTGTACATGATTTTGATATCATCCGTGTTGTTGTATCTGTTTATGTGATATCTACCATCAATGTATGAAACAGCAGTTTGTCTTTCTTGAATTGCTTTCATAATCGCAAACGAAGATTGAACGCCTCTGTAGGCACCTTCTTCGCCTAGAGGTAAAACGTCCGGCATTGTATTATGAAGTTCGTCAGGCGTAGCTAATTCAATGTTAAGTTCTTTTTGTAAAATTGCTAATTTATCTACATTGGCATTTTGTTCGGAAATAAATTTCTTAGACTTGTACATATTTATAACCGATGGGAATGTTATTTCCAAATATCTTCCAAGAACAGTTTTTGAATTTAACTGTGCTGCCGGAGGAGCTATTCTGCTGCTGCCAAAACTAGCATCATTAAAGTCTGTTGGTGCTTGTAATGCCGGGAATGGTGTGTTTCCTTCTCTTACTTCTTCTGTTCCTAAAATCTTATCCCAACCACCTAAGATTTTGTCTGCACCGTTTAACCCCAATCCATCTTTTATGGCTTCGTTAAGTGGGTGCGTTGATTGAGCTAAATAATCGTCAACGCTCATATCATGAAGTGCTGCGTAAATTTCTGTCTGCATTTTTAATGCATCTATGTAGCTCATTCTAACAGTTCCTTGAGTCGATAACGGTGAGTTTGAGTTTCCAAAAGCATGTGCGATTTTCTTATTGCTCATTAATCTTGCTAAGAAAACTTGGTATTTTTCTGGTGTTCTTATTGTGTTATCGGCTGCCCTAGTATCAATACTTCTATCGTAGCATTCAGAAACGTCACCAATAACAAATATTCTTTGTTTTGTTAAACCTTCCATAGTTTTTAATTCTGCAAGTGCAGTTGGTTCAGAATATCTGTTGTCTCCGCCCCACCATCCTTCTGTTTGCTCACTAATAATGTGCATACTTCTTTCTGGGTATACGAGTTTTCTTCCGTCCATTTGGTCCATGGCTTTCAAATCTGCAATAACCCTTCCTAGAAAAGCTCTTGCTTTGGGATTTGAAACCCTAGCTTGTCCGCTATCTATCATAGCTAACTTCGTTTCAAGAATTTGAATTGAGCGTTTACCAAGTGCATCAAAATCATAATTTATACCAAATAAAGATTCCTTTGCTTCTACATCTGAAAGTATTCTAGGAATTACAGCAGCAAGATTTTCGTCAAACATTGAAGCTGTTTTTAACAATTTTAGTGTCATTAGACCCTGTGAATCCATTCTAAAAGACCTTGTAGAGCCATAATAATCTTCAGTACCCAGAGGCAGTTCAACAAAAGGAAGTTTATCTCCAAATAATTGTGTAACTAATTGGACTTGCGGATTGGCTCCAAAATAAGTTCCAACGCCATCGTGCAAATATCCCTCAGCAAGCTCTTTGTAAAGCCAACCGGCATACATATGATTTTCATCAATATTGAAATCTTCAATTTCTGCTGGTAAACCAAACCTTTCTTGTACTTCTTTTGGTATTTTAATTTTTTCTCCGGTTTTTACTATCAGGCCCTCAAGTAATTTTTCAGGTCCTTTGTAACTATTATTACCCCATTCTTGGCCTGATATAATTTTTTCGTAGCTCTTCAACAATGCATATTTAGTTGTGATGTGTGCACCTTGCATTCTTGCTTTCATCATTGCAGCACTAATTAACGCATCATTCCATATTCCCGGTTTATTTAAAGTTCTTGTTTCTCTAATTAAATCAGAACGTTTGTTTTGAGCAAATTCAATGTCTCTTTGTAATCTTGTTATTTCAGGCAATCTTGCAACCGCAGCAGATTCTTCGGCAGTGGAAGGAAGTACCTCTTTGGCATTTCTTTTACCAAAAACTCTTTTTTGATATTTGTCGGATTGGGTTTCTTCCATTATCATTGTAGGAACAATTTCTTGTTCTGCCATATTTTTGCTAAATGCATCTGCTAACGCAAGGGGTCCATCTCCCATTTGAGTGTGCAACGTTGCCACGCCAGAGGTATATCTAAGGTGTCCAATTTCCCATATTCCTCTTCTCATCCATGCAAAGTGTTGGTGGTTTGGAAGATTACCTTCAATGTCTTTAATGCTAAAACTTTTTCTTACGGCCTTAACGTTGCTTGCAGACTCAATCATTTTTGCCAATTTTTCTTGAGTTGGTCCATCAGTTGTTTCTTTTAACTGAGATTTGAGTTTCGTAATAAGATTATCTATTCTTGTTATTTCAGTAGCATCGTTAAATCCTGCATTTAATATTGTAACCGATGGGTCACCGTATCCAGATGCATAGTCTCTGAAAACCGTTCTTTTGACTACACCATAACCAAATTCACCAACTCTGGCAGCATCTCCTACTCCCAGTCTGTCTACATATCCATCTTGTCCAACAATCGGCTCCATTGCGTTGTCCGTTCTGCTATGGTTAAAGTCATCTACCGTTAATTCAAACTCTTTTAAATCAATACCCACTGAGTTTGCCAAATTTGAAAGCATTACATCTGAATATGATTTTGCTAAATTATGTCGGAAAAGCCAAAATGACCCAGCGGTTATTGGAGGAGTGCCCTCATTTTTAACAGCAGGTTCCCATTTTAGCTTAGAAATAATTTCTCCAACCGAGATACTTTTGTCTTCAAACAACTTTGATGTAGCTTCGTAGCCATATATTTCTGCCAAAGAACTAATCATCACGCTTCTGATATTATCTAAAATGGTTGTATAAGCCTGTTTAGCTAGTGGGTTGTTTTCTGAGCTAATTTTTGTTCTTAGATTTTGCTCAATCAAGCCGACGTCTCTGGCGTGTTCGTGTACAATTCTGTTAATTGCAGCTTGTGGGTCTGTAATTCTTCTTGCAACTCGAGCTGTGTTTGTTTGCTGAATATCTCTTCTGTCGATTGTTTGATAAAATGTCGGATACATCGCTGCAGCAAATTGTGCAAATTCATCTCTTGTTAAGTGATGGTCTTTAATGTTGTGAAGCATTGCGGCAACACCTGTAACTCTCATTTCGCCCTTACTTACGCCCTTTGCCTTTAAAATTTTGAACCATTCTGTGCCTGTATAAGCTACAACAGATGTGTCTCTGCCTAATGCACCGGTGGCAATAGCTTTCATTAAATTAGATGAAAAACTAAATGGTGAACCGGCTACACCAAAATTACTTCTGGCTCGAACAACACGTTCTAATTCTTTAGCATTTTCAAGTCCTTCGGATGACAACATAATGTTGCGTCTTACTTCCGGTGCCGGTGCGGTAATCACATCCTGAGATTTAAGCATTTTGGCTATTTCTGTGGCTTGTTTTTTGGTGTATATGCCATCTAAATTACCAACCTTAAATAAGTTTTTGCTAATTGTTGTTCTGGCATTTCCCTCACCATGTGAAATTAAAGAAACAACAGGAGTAATATCTACATTAACAGCAGACTCTCCTTTGGCTTCAGGAACATTAAGTTTCTCCATTCTGTATCCCTTTTGTCCAAACAATGCGTTGGGTATGCCTGCTACACCACCTTGGCTTTGAAGTGAAGTTGCATAGGCATCTGCTTCTTTTCTCGTTCTGAAAGTTTTAGTTACTCTTCCTGTTTCCGGAGTTCCGTCTGCATTCATTCCGGTAATAGAATTATGACTCAGGATAAATCCAGATTTGTCACTCTTTTCGAATATGTCTATTTTTGAAGACTTTCCGGCATCCCAAGCATACTTTAGCAAATCATCTCTACCGGGGAACAAAAGTTTAATTGCTTCTGTTTTATCTCCGTTTAATTTTAATTTTCTTTCTGCTGCCGGTACAGAATAACCAGTTGGTTCAGCAACAGCCCTTGATGCCATTTCTTCAACGTGTGCCGCAAAGTCTGGGTTTGTTGATGCAAGCTTTCTTAAATTTGAATGGCTAAGTGTACCTTGTCTTGATGTGTTCTCGCTACTATCTAGTTCCGGGTGAGGCAATGGAGCTTTCTTGCTTCTTTCAACCACTTGCCTTTTTTCCCATTGTGCAAGTGAGGTTCTGTACATTGAAGCATGATTTGCTGAACTTTGATGAGTAAAACTATTGAAGCCGGTTGAATGAATTGATGAAGTGAATCCGGCTTCATTATATGCCATATTTGCTGGATTTAATTCCATGTGGGCTGTGTGTAATGCTAAAATTACTTCATGAATATCTTCTTTGGTGCATTCCTTTGGAAGAATGTGTGTAAAATAACTAAACGTGTGGTTATTATGTTGGCTCATTGCGTCCATTAAGAACTGCTGGTGGAACGGTTCATCAATTAACTCAATGGATTCACGTGTTAATCCAAACATAACAGGGTTATTTGGATTTAAAAGATTAGCTAAGTTGTTTCTTCCTTTGTCTAATCCATCTGCCGATAATGGGTTGCCCTCTTCTAGTCTGTATTTTGCTACTTGTGCTGATAATGGGTCACCTTCAGACATGTCACGTGCCATTACTCTAAAAGCTTTTGCGTGTTGACCGGTAACTTGTTGGTCAAAATGAATGCTTCCATTTAAAACCCTAGCTACATCTGCATAATTTCCATTTTTAAGAACTGTGCTTAATTCTTTTGAAAACCAAAGCATTCTTGCTGATGATTGCGGAATTAATGTTCCAGTCGCAGTGTCGTAACCAAGACCAGATTTAAATGGCAGGCCCATTTGCTGTTCTTTGTTAATTGTTTTAAACAACTGATTTAAATCGATTGTTGGAGTGTAATTAATCATTAACCTTCCGTCATCTAATCTAGTCCAGCTCAAGCCGCCTCTTGGAATGTCATTTCGTCCCATCATATCAGCGGTATATGTAGTATACCCCTGAAACGCTGAGTTTACGTGGCTTTGTCTTAAATAATCAATTTTTGCAGACTCAGTAAGACCCGGTAATAATGTTGGTACGCTTATTGAAAGTGGGTGTCTCGCAGCAATAGAAGAAATTTCTGTAGCTCCATAAGCTCTGGCCGATAAAGCTAATTGATGTCTAATAATTTCATCTCTTAATGATTTACCAATGTTTGTTTTAAGAATTGGAATTTGTACGGGAGTTTTCTCAGAGCCAGTTTCGTTTAAAACTATTCTTCCTTCGTTGTCATCTACCATTAATCTTTTCTTGCTTCCATCCTCAATTTGAACCATGTCTCCATAATCAACGTGATTAGAAGACTCAGAAGATGAGTTAATGTTACTATCTACATTGTAAAAATAATCCTCAAGTGAAACAGGTTCTGGTGTCTGTGTTGCATCATGAAATATTACGCCATGTTCAATAGAGCCTATGTGTGTTGTCGGGTCTTCATTTGAAAACGCACGTCTATTTGGGAAATTTATACTATCTTCAATTCTTAAACCGGTATTAGCCAAACCAATGCTAGATTTTTGGCTAAATCCATGAATAGTATCGTAATATCTATGGCTTTCTAAATCAGCACCAAATCGTAAAATCGAACTATTCGACTCAACCAATCCCTTATATGTTTCTTGTCTTGCTACAGTATTTGGTCCATTATCAAAAATATTAAAATCATGTTTTCCTAAATCGGAATATGATGTTTTTGCCATCAAATTACTTCTATGCCTTCTGTCTAAGAAAGAATAAGGTGATGGTAAATTAGGAATCTCAATCTGTTTGTGTGTAGACAGTGAAGCAAAATAACCATGCCAAAATTCAGGACTTTCTACGACGCTTTTCATTATATCAACAATTTCATGGCCTTCAGCTAATCCAAGATTTCCTCTTTCGCCTTCTTTTACGGTAGCAATTTTAGTGTGTAATGAATGTGATGCAGCATAATCAACAGAGTCTTGAAGACTTAATCCGTTTCTGGCATTTGCATAATCTATATGAATTTGGTGTCTTATTGTTCCTTCAAACGCTGCAGGGTTTTCTTGTTGTCTCTTAATTAACTTAAGTGAGTTTATTACTCCAAGAGATGAAATTATTGTTACTGCATTATTGGAAGAACCAAGTTCAGAAGCAATGTAAGCTTTTGTTTTCTCAGGTAACTGGTCGATAAAATCTTTAATAATTCCAAGTTCTATTGGTGCTAATTTTGCAAATGGTTTATTAAACTCCCCGGTTTTACCCATGATATCAGCCGTCAAATATGCCGGTGTATCAATGCCGGGAAGTGTGCCGTACAATAATTTTTCTTTGTGTGAGAATATTGAATTTCTTGCCAAAAGGTGTCTCAATACAACTGAAGAAGCTACGCCAATAGATTGGTGTTGAACATTTAAACTAAAATCCCTGTTCATTTCTGATGTAATAAAACGAGCCTCACCAGCAAAATTTGTTCCAAGTCCGGCCCAGTTAGCCGTATTATTTAAATAACCATCAGCTCCTTGCATGAAGTTCAAGCTTTGGCTTTGAACCATAGACGTAATAAGCTCCGAATATCTTACGCCTTTAGATTTTCCTAGTCTTACAGCATGTGCCAATAAACCAATTTCAACTAATGCTTTTCCGCTGGCTATCGACATGTTTTTTGGAGTTGCAAAAGTTACAGTCTGACCGCCTGTTTCTGGTGTAATTGAGCTTAGTAATTCAAAGAAAGGTAAATGCCTTTGTGTTGGAGTAATTGAAAGCAACTCAGGAGTCATTTCCTCACCGGTTCTGTTAATGTAATCATGTGTTGCGAACATCATCGTTCTTATTTGTGCGTCAAACAACATGGAGCTATCGGCCTGTACTTTTCTAATTTTTAAAGGTATTCCACTACCAAATCCAGTTCTTGTATCTAATGTGCTTACATCTTCTAAGCTGCAGAAAATGTGGTCTAAATCAAAAATGGTTTTACCGCCAATCTGGTAAGTTTGTACACCGTATTGCGGTGCAAAAGCTATTTGATTCAGTCTAGAGCCTCCAACCGCATGCATTCTTAACATTTTGCCATGTGATGGTCCAACATCTCCAGATAAACCAGAAAGGAATCTTTGGTTTCCTAAAGAAAACAAATCTCTAATAATAGCAGCCATGTTATGTTCATAATTGTCGCTTATTAAACTGCGTTTAAGTGATTCTATTTTATCAAGATGGAACTGCCTTTTTGCATCAACTTCGGACATCTTAATTCCAACGGCATTAGCATATACTTCTGGATTTGTGTCGTATAACGACAGGGTTCTTTCTAGGCCTGCAAGCTTATCTTTTGTTTGTTCCATTCTTTCATTGTATTCCTGTAATAAATTTAAAGCACACTGAGTCAGTGTTTCGTATTTTACCAAACCGTTATTTACTGAATCTAAGGAATTGTAATATTTTCTAAATGGTGATTCTACTTGTCCGGCTCTTTCTGGATTTGCCATCCTAAAGCTTTCGGGTACAGACTCTACTGATGGACCAAGCGGAACGGTGTCACCTTGTGGATGAATTCTTGTTCCAAACCAAGAGGTTTGAATGTTAGAAACTTCGTTGAAATCAAAAGGAGTTCCGTGCCAAGCAGTTCCAATCATTGGTACAGGTGTATGGAATCCCATACCAGCATATTCTGAACCTTTTATAGTAAGACCGGAATACGTAGCTCCAATTCCTTGAACGGTTCCAGACAAGCCCTTTCTCTTGATAACATTTTGAATCATACTAGGAGGGATGGTTTGATTATCCCTTCCGGATGAAAATGACTCTTGGAATGGACCCCTAGGCTTATTTCCGGTTTCATGGAATTGGCTTGGGTGAATAACCAATGCATCCGTAACCATCTTATCAAAAAGACCAACAATGAATGCATTGTAAGCATCATTGTTAATTGAATTATTTTCTCTCTGAGATTTAATCTCTTCGAGCATTTGTTTAACAACAGGTTCTATTAAAAGTAGCTTTCTGGTTAGTCTTTCATTTAAACTGTTTGCAAGACTAATAGCGGTTGAATTACTAGAATTATCACTGCCCAAAAATGTTTTTTGTAAATTTTTGTAATTTTCTGATTCTAAATGCTTTGCAATAACTTTTTGGTAAACCTCTTCTGGAACCCAACTTGGTCTTCTAAATTCAAAACTAAGAGTTCTTCCGTCTAAATTATAAACGCCAAAACCTATTTCCGCTCTTTCAGTCTGATAAAATGTGTCTATGTTAAGTCTGCTTGCCACGTCAGGAAACACAGTATCTTTTGCCGCTGCAATAAGCCTTTCTCTTGGAATAGTATCAAAATCAATACTTCCAAGCGACCTTTTAGATGGAACAACTCCAGACTCTCCTGCATTAACAGCGGAAATATCCAAGCTGTTGTGGTAGTACATAATCAGGTTAGCTAAATCTGTCTTTGTTACATGCCTATCTCCAATAGCCATGGCAATATGGTCAATTCCAGATAAGTCATAAGCTTCTGCACTATGGCTAAAAGCATTGTTATTTAATGCCTCCATTATCTTATCACCCTTAATCATTGGTGGGAATGTATGGTGCAATACATTATCTACGACGCTATTGCCGACTGATAAACCAATTTCGGCTTCAATAGTTGCGTTACTTAAAGCCAGAATATCATCGATTGTGTAAGTGGATTGTAGACCATCTGTGCTTCCTCTTACTACTGAGTACTGACCGTATGAGTATGATGAGTGTCCGGGGTTTCCGGTGTCGCTAGTTGGGTCATATATACCTGCGGCTTCAGCTTCCTTTTGAGTTTGGTAAAATTTATCAAAATCACCCTTAACTGTGTAGTTTTTCTTTGTTAAAACCAATTTACCATCTTTATCAACTTCCCAACCATTTTGAGTAATTAAAAATCTTCCTAGTTTTTGAAATTCTTTTGAGCCTTTTAATGCAACGTAGCTAACCAATGCAAGTTTACCAAGTCTTTTTGTTACATCAGAAGCATCTTCTCCGCCCATTAAATCACCGACTGAGAACATTGTAGTTCGTGGGAAGGAATCAACCTTGCCGTCAAAATCTTTAATCTTCATTATGTCTGAAGAATTTGATATCCTTGTAATTAGTTCTAAGGTGCTTCCTTCTGCTGGAATATCTACTCTGGGTTGCTCAAACAACTCCCTCTTGTTTAGTCCCCTTCTTTTTTCTGTTACTCTAGCTTGGACTTCAATCGATTTAGCAAAATAATTTGCTCTGGCAAAAGAATCTATTGCTCTCCTAAGTGAAACTATCTTGTGAACAGTTGGTTGGTCTGCTCCAAAGTTTGCAGGGTCTAATACCGTGTGCATTTCCAACGCACTGTTTGCTGCGTGGAAATCATCATACATTTGGGCCATTTTCAATTGTACTTCTGGCTGAGTGCCAATAAAGCCTACAATGGATTCAAATGATTTGTAAACCCGGTGTGCATCTTCAGGGCTGTTAATTAAATCTACTTCTTTCATTAACTCTAATGAAGTTTTTGCATGCTCACCGGAAACAAGTCCAGCATCCGCAAGTTCAGCTAATTCACCAGCAATTCTACCAATGTAGGTTTTGAGTAATGGTTTAACGTGAGCATCTAAATTTTTGTAAACAGGAGATTGATTGATGTCTTCAATCATACCTTGAATGACTTGGTGAGCGTCGTTGTCGCTTTCAAGTTTATCAAGATTTAAGTCTTCATTTCTTGCACCTAAATACCTTAAGAAATTCTTTTGGAGCATAGTCTTTTCCTTTGCTCCCATAAATGTGAACTCTGCCTTATGTTCAAATTTGTATTGTAATATATGCTGCACCTCATGCAACATCATGCTTGTTGCTGGGTGTTCTTTAATAAATTGGTTTCTGTACAAATAACTTGGGTAAAGTTTTTTATCAGCATAAGGTGTTGCATTCTTATACGCTTCTTCCGGCAAAAGGTTTCTAATTCCAAACTCAATGTGGTATTTTAATTCTCCTGTAACAGGGTCTGCATATCTTGCTGCCAAAGCACCAAGACCGTCTGTAAATAATATTGGAATATCTTTTATCTCTGGGAAGTGTTTGTAAACCTCACTGTGGTTAAATATGTCTCCAAGGGTGACATTCTTTGGACCAACATACTTACCGGTTGATGGCTTATTTCCATATTGAGCCATGTATTCATCAAGTGCCTTCTGTGGGTCATCGGACTTAATAAATGGAGTTAATTCAAGTCTTCCATTATTCTTTGTAGTAAACGATGCATCTTTATCTGATAATTCAAACAATACATAACCTTGACGATGTTTTCCATTTCCTAAAACACGAACAAGTCCAGTCTCGGCCATTCTTCTAACAAAATTATCCCCAGATTCCTCAAGTGGTTTTTCAAGACCAATGACAGATTGCATTGCTCTTTCGGTTCCAAGTTTTCCGTATGGTGATGCTTTATCTGCGTATGACCTTAATTGCTTTAATGCAGCAGGGTCGTACATAAAACTAGGGTCTTCGTTGGCAGAATTAATTAAATCATAAATCATTGGCAGCTCACCCTCTCTACTTACACCAACGTAATTAAAGAATGTGTCATTAAATTCAGACAATTTTAAATTATAGTTAGATTCAACGTAATCATCTATTGAAATATTAAGTTTGAATTTAGGTAAATCAGACTTTGTTGTTAAATTTTCTCTAGCTCTTAACATAGCTATTGCCGCTCTGCTTGCGTTATATGCTTGTGCGTTTCTAGATTCTATTGAAGCTGATTTAATTTTTTCAAGCCAAGCTAACTCTGTTTCAACAGATTTAAATGCATAAGCCTTTTCTCTCATCGCAAGAATGTCTTGGCCTTTTAATGTATCAGTTTCAGAAAACTTTTTGTATAAAATTTCGCAATAAGCCAAGTGTGCTTTTGTTGAAAAGAATCCAGCATGTGGGTTTATTTCTCTTATTGCGTCTGAAATTGGTCTTTCAAAATATTTAATTTGTTCATCCAATGACCTGTCTGGAGACATACGGAAAAAATCTCTTATCGTTACAGATTGGTATACGCCATTTTCGTAATCATCGGCTCCAACTATTTTACCAAATACCTTTGGTACGTCTCCAAGATATCCGCCTACTGCATTTTTGTCAAAAGCTCCATTGGAAGAGGCTATTAAAGATGTCCCAGAAGAGCCGTGAGCAATTACCGCTGTGTTTGAATGTTGAACAAACCAAACATTATTTGCTCCGTCAGTAAATAAATCCGGATTTACCATCAATGTTGTTCGTGGTTTTCCTGATATGGCATTTTTTCCAGATATAGCTACGGTTACATTTCCAAATTCAATAAGCCCCTTTTGTTGGTATAGTGTCTGTGTTTGGAAGTGGTCTACGTGACTAGACCACAACTCCAAAATCTGATAGCTAATGTTTGAGTTGCGGACAGCTCTTGAGGCTTTCCAAATGGCATCGTTCTTGAGAAGTAACTCTGGAAAATGTTTTTCTGGAAGTAAAAGTATTGTTGATGGCTTTCCTTCAGCGTCTCTGTGTATTTTGTATTCACCGTATTTTTGGAGCAGCTTAGTTCTTTCTTCTAAACATTGTAAAAATAATAAATCTTCTGTCGTTCCAAGTGCAGCCCATGCTTTTACTTTCTTAATGGCCTCGCGTTTTGCTGGACCTCTTATTAACTCAAGTGCTTGTGGGTGGCCCTGTAAATCGGTTAAATCCGTATCTTTAAGTGCATTAAATAATTTGTGATTAAAAATCGTTCTTCCGTAGGTTCCAGTTGAAGCTGTAATTGCATCTCTTGCAACCGGACCTCTAAAAGAATCCGTTCGTGAACCATTGTAAATAGAATCAAGTTCTGCCGCAAATTGTGTTTGTACAATCCAATGCTTATCTTCTGCGGTTAAGCTCATTGATTTCATGGCATGTGTATCAAAAATTAATGCTGGTCCATTTTTTGTTACATGCAGTTTCCATAATTTACCCTCACGACGCATTTCATCTACGTATTGTGCCTCTGTAAATGATGCAATTGTCGGGTCATTTTTATTATTTCCTGTTATAAATCTTAACTTTTTGTCTTCGTGAACTCCTTTAGATACAAAAATTACAGGAATATTACCAATGTTGTAATTTAAACGAACACCACCAGATTCGAAGCTCATGTATAGTTCATTTTGTGATTTTGTGCTAAGTATATTTCTTAACCTTACATCTTTGACCATGTTTTTGCCTGTAACTTGCTGAAGTTTGTCTAATTCGTCTGCCTGAACTCTGGCAATACTTCTAAAAAGTTTTGGTTCTACTAATTCATAATTGAATTCTCTTACATTTCCGTTTCTATCAAGACCGTAGCTTTGCAGCATTATTCCCCTCGAGTCAAATTTGGATAAATGTTCATTTAACCTATCACGAACTCTCTTTTGTTCTACAACATCTTCAGCTCCTCCAAAAAAAGCATTAGCATTAAAATCATCTGGAGTTGGTAGCCTGTCTGCATCTTCTGATTTTTTTAAGTGTTTTCCGGCTAATTTAGCAGCCCTTTTAAAGCTATCTACTACGCCAATTTCTTGACCAAACGGATTAAATACTTTGAAGTTCTTACCCTTTACAAAGATTTCGTAACCTTGCATGTCTCTGTATCTGGTATTTGTCATTCTTTCAAAACCTTCCGTCGACAGGTTTCTTCTAAGTCCTTCATAGGAATTACCGTGGTGATATCCAAACGGCTTAGAGCTTGTTAATTCAAGGTTAACTAATTTATCTAAACTCAATGAGTGATATGGATAGTTCGGACCTCTTTTGTTTGTTCTAGCTCCTTCGCCCGGAGTATTAATGTAGCTTTCATCTTTACGCATAACGGCACCAAAGATGTTGTACATGACGTCTCTTACTTTAGATGCATTTGCACCGTACTTAGCTTTAAATAATTGTTCTGATGTCACACGAACCGATGGGTCCTGCATCATGTTGATAATGTATTTATTGAATTGTTCATTCATCTCGTCGATGCTGGTAAACAATCTTCTAACCTCCGGTCTGCTCCAATTTGAAATTTTGTTATTGTGAATAGCCAAATAATCAACCGCAGTAACGGTCATAGTTGTTTTTGGTTTTGCTAGTAGATTTCCGTTGGCATCTCTTACTTTATTGTGAATTTTCAATTCATACGGAACGAACATTCTGCTTGTAACAGGAACGTCTTTACCTGTTAATCTTCCAAGCCAACCACCTTTAACAATTTCCTTTGAGGCACCCCAATAGTCACTAATCATTACGTTTGGTGCAGCAAATCCACTATCGTGATAAGACCTAATTACGTCTCTAATTGCTCTTGCGTTTGCTGCTGTCGTGGCATCCATTCCACCGCCCTGAACAATAGCATTAAAAGCACCATCGCTTAACTTTGTTAAATCTACGGTTTCGTTTTCAAATTCGTCTAATTCTATTTCTACTTTTAAATTATCAGGAAGATTTTTAATTATCTCCATTGATTTCTTAGACATGGCGTCAGAAATTTCGTTTCTTTCCTTTTCACCCTTCATTGTAACACCCTTGCCGGCAGGATTAAACATGTACTCCTTGCCGTGTTTCTTTGCTTCTACGGCCATTTTTTCTGGGGACATTCTGTAGATGCTGTTGCTATCTAAATTCATAGCGTCTCTTACAAGTTTCTGTGCAAATCCATCCATGCCTTCATGTTTGTGCCACTTGCCGTCATCAAAAACTTCTAATTGAACTTGTGGGGTTCCGTCCGGACCGAACACTCTATTAACCCTTGTACCGGATAATTCAACCTGACTAAGTTTTTTGGCAAACAAATCGTTTCTTACGCTTTCAAAATAATATCTGATTGGCTTTTCTGCTTCTGGAATTAAATTGTCCGCAAGGTTGGTAAAGGTAAACAAGCCCTCTTGATGCCCGGATACAAGCTCTTCAAACATCCATCTAGCACCCGGAAATGTTTCATCTCGTTTATGTTTTTCGTATAATATTGGCTCACTGTTCTGGCCGGCTGTGTAATAATCCTGCTTGTTTGGAAAATCTTTTCTAAACTCTTCAATTCTATCTTGATATAATTTTCGGTAATATGACAGCTCTGAAGCGGATTTAGTCTCTACCCAAGACCTAAATTCTGGATTTAAATTACCCTTGTTGTCATAAGCTTTTTTTCCTGAAACATTTTCATACTCAGCCATTTTGACGTCACTTGTATACATTTCAGCCAAATGACGCTTTGCCAATTTATCAGCCATCACGGAATCAGGAAGTATTCCTTTGTTTTTACCATATCCGAACAATTCAGCATGGTATATTCCTATTTTTCCGGATTCTTCTAATACAAATGAAGCCACGTGCCCCAATATTTCGTGTCCGACGTCTGCGGCTCTAAAGTTTTTCGGGTTTAATGTTATAATTGGAATTATTTGGCCTTCACCACCAACGGCAACTTGAAAACTTCCCTTTCCTACAGCTTCAAATCTACCATAGTCTTTTACTCCTTTATTTTGAAGTTTATCTTGTAATGTTTTTGAATCTCCACTTATCTCTACAATTAAATTTTTTCGTTTATCGCCCAACATATCAACGGCTTGCCTAACTGTTTGTCTTGTGTTTGCGGAAATTTTTTCATTTTTGTGTTGATTGTCTATTGCTTCAATAACGGTTTTAAAAGCTGCTGTTGCTTCTTGATTCACGCTTCCAAATTTTTTGTAAAAACTACCATCAAAAGAGTCTATAATAAGTCTATGTGAAAAACCTCCATTAATTACGGACCATGAATGTCTAAGTGCACCAGAATAACCGGACCAAACCATTCCCATGGCGGCACCTCCTACTGCACCCCTATCTCTGTCATTTAAATATCCCAAAATACCAAACTCTAATGCCCCTTTATATGAGTGCTTTAATGTTGCAGTTGAAAGTTGTAAAATTGGGTCAATGGTGACGTTGATAAATTTTGCTGCTGCTTTGGCCGTAGGTGATAAAAGTGGATTTGCGGCAACTCTTTCAAGGGTGGTTAAACCAAATTGGCTATTAGGTATTAATCCCTTTGCCGCATTTGCTAATTCTGTGCCGTAAGCACCAGCAAGTTCAGAGCCGGTTCTTACGCCAAGCGAACCTAGTATGCCAACAGTTCTTTGAACACCCGCAGCGGCATCTACCTCACCACCAAACGCTACTGCTGTTTCTGCAGCATTTCTAACTACAGAATCAGAAACTCCTGCGTAGCCAGCAGCTCTTTCAATATTTCTTCCAACAAGACCCTGAATTGCTGCGGCAGGATATTCCAATACTTTGCCTGTGGCTGATAACGTTTTACTTGCTATCGTTTGAGTTGAATACAACGACCACTTTTCAAATCTTTTTGCTCCAGCCGCCATTGCAGCACCAAGTCCAGCAGTTTTTTCTACATTCAATGTTGTTCTTGCGGTTGCAGCTGCAACAGCACTCTTTGCACCCGAAGTAAGTAAAGCACGTCCAATTGCAGGAAGTTCTAACCCGACAAAGCTCATGGCGTGTGCTACTTTTGGATTTATGTACGAATTTACTCTAGCTCTTTCCTCTGGAGATAAATTCATAACCCTATCCACCATGGACTCTTTACCTTCTTCCATTAAGTGGGTATTATAATTTGTTTCTCTTGCTGCGTTCCATTGGGCAACTTCTGCTCTCCAATCACGAGATTTGCCTGTCATTAAAGCTGTAGCTGCTGCCCTTACGTGAAATATTGGAGATAATGGGTCTTCAGATTGAGTAACCATGTTCCATAAATCCGCAAGACCCTTTACTACACCTTGTGCCGTTGAACCAGCAACAACCAAAGGATTTGGATTCTCTGCTATTCCTTTAATTAAATCAACAGGAACACCGGCAATCATTTTTATAGATTCTCTGGCAACTTCATTCCAATCTGTTACTCTTTCCTCGCTCTCTTTAATCATTTGTTCCCAAGTTGCTTTTGTATTTGGGTCATTTAGGTCAAGGCGTTCTGCTTTATTAGCTGCAAAATAATCTAAGTAAGTTTGCTGCTTTGGAGCTTCTGCAACCAAGTTTAAATCTTGGTATGTGGGGTCAAGTGACTGCCCCATTTCAGTAATCTGTTTAGCTCTTAAAGCTACTGGATTATAATCGGGGGTTTGTTCAGAGTTTTCCATTAATGGTTTCTAATTTTTTGGGTTCCGGGTGGTTTTTTACCTGCACCGGGTTTAGCTTCACCTGTTGGTTGTAGCAAATACATTCCGTTACTTTCTGCCATAGAATCAATTTTGCCCCTAGCCATTTCTAATGCCATATTAAGTTTTGCCATTTCATTTCCACCTAGGTGGGTAAATGTGAATGCAGACCTTCTTGGAAGCATTGATTCTGCTTTAGCCATATCCATGTTTGAAGTACCAGAACCGGACATTTTTGCACCATTCATTATGAACACAAAGGTTTGAGTCATCTGTTCTTGTAGAGAATCAGCTAAAGCCGAGTCCTCATCTGGGTCCATTGGTCCAAGATAAATATTACTGTCGTATATTGCCCGAAGGCGTTCCGCTTGGTCAGTAAATTGCTGATACTTCTGCAGGACGGCCCTAAATTCTCCTGCCTCTTTTTCACCGCCCTTAAATGGAACGGTTTTTACCTTAAACATCTTAGATAATTCGTAGTTACTTAAGCTTTTGTTGGTTCCATCTGGCATAGGAACGCTGGAAAAACCAGCAGGAACAACGTGGAATCTGCTTTTTGTTGAGGTTTTTGTTTTGATGTCGTATCCAGATGTGTATTCAAACGGCTGCTCCATCGAAAAAATGTCTGTCCCCTTTTTGCTATTAGACAGGACCAAACCGGCATTAACATCTCCAATCTTATTTACATAGAAATCCATGTCCCGAGCGGTTAAGCCGCTATTGACCAGTGGTCGTGTTTGTTGACGTTGACTTGGCTGGGATGAATACCGCATTGGGTTCGCAGCAGTAGCATAAGCGTCTTCACCGCCCTCAAAAGGATTTAATGTTCTTTGGTCCTGTGGTAGTGTGTATCTCTGTGGATAATTT